CATTGGAATAAGAAATGACAAAGGAATTAAATGAAAATACAGGATTTGAAGTAAGTATAAAAACATTAATAGGTATTGGAGTTGCTATATCTACGATAATAGGTATGTGGTTTATGATACAAGCAGATATTGCTGACGCAAAAGAATTACCAAAACAAGACGTAACTAGGATGGAGTTTGATATGAAGGATCAATTGATACGCCAAACTATAATGACTACACAAGATGATGTAACTGAAATCAAAGAAGATATTAAACTTATAAAACAAAAGCTTTATGAATAAAATAACTAATTTTTTATTAATATTTTTTATATTACTAGCTGGTAGTCTTTCTGGTCAAACAAGGTTTTGTGAACAAGAAGTTTGTGTTGTAGAATTTAATGCTAATTGGAACAAAGCGAATAGTGTTGATTGGTTAGATTCATTAGAAAATTGTGGAGTAATAAGAATTAATATAGGTGAAAATCAAATAACACAATCTCAACAAGAAGATTACAATATAACAGTTGTTCCAACAATAATAGTTTTCAACGGTGTAGAAGTTAAAAGATTTCAATCTTGTTTAAGATTTAAAATGGGAGCAACACAAGAAGAGGTTCAAGCGGTTGTAAACGAAATTCTAAGATAATAATAAAAAAATAAAACATGGACGAATTCAAAAATGAAACAGAAGAACTAGAACACGAAGCACATCTTATAGAACAATCTATGGATAATGCATATTTAATCTTAACTAAACGAAGAACTATAGATCAGCTTATAGACGAAAGAGGAGATGAAACTGGTATTTGGTTACCTTCTAAACAAGAAGATCAAAAAGATGTTATAGATGTAGTCTTAGATCATTATATAGAAAGGGAAGAATATGAGAAATGTGCGGAATTAGTAGAAGCTAAGAAGAAAGAGAGTAAAATTTAATAGGAAAAGATAAATAAATTTAGTATCTTTGGGGCTAGATAAATTATAAAACAAATAACAAACTATGGCAACAATTACAGCACAAATGGTAATGGCAAGTGCAGCTGGTGAATTATTATCAGATGCATTAGCAATAAGTCAAACTGCTACTATAACTTCCACAGCAACAACAGGTATAGCTAGAAGGCCTATAACAGCTACAAGTAAAGGAGCATCTGGAGAAGTAACAATATATACAGCAGATGACTTTGCCGCAATATCGTATATCTATATTAGAAATACGGATTCGACAGCATCAGACTATATATATGTATATGATGATACAACATCTGGAGATCCTGTTATATTAAAATTAGCGGGCGGTGATTGGGCTTTTATGCCTACAATTGCAGATAAAACATTAAAGGCATATGCAGCTACATCTGGTACAATAGTAGAGTGGATAGTATTTGGAACAGACCAATAAAATAATTAATAAATAAAAAGATATGGCAACATTAACACCAACATTAACTTTAGACAGCTCAGATGCAACTACTGATGTACTTGCTTTTTCTGTTACAGATAGTTTAACAATAACAGTACCACACCAAAGTTTATCTAAAATCAACGCAACTGCTACTCCTGGTGATGCTACAATAGTACCAGCAAGCACTGCTATTGTATATCTTTATGTTAAGCACACTGGAACAACAGATGGTTCAACAAGCACAGTACGACAAGTAGATGTTGAGTTTACTACTGGTGAGGCAATTGCTCGTTTAAGTACTGAAGAATGGTTATTCATGCCTGTTCATCATGCAGAGGCAAGCGTAGGAGTTAACTTACACGTACAACATTCTGATAGCGCTGATGAAGTTCAAATGGAATACGCGTACTGGACTAAAGGTTAATAAATAAATAATCAAAAATAAAAAAAATAAGAAGATATGGATTTTAGTACAAATAGAGCGTCAGGTAAATCTGACATGAAAAGATTAAAAGATGCCATAGAACACAGTGGATGTGGTTGTTGTTGTGGGTCGATATATATTGATGATGACAGTGATCATACCGCACCAACAGATGGTTATTTTACATCAATATTTGCAACAGCTGCTGCGGTTTTAGACGCAAGTTCTATGCCAAATACTGATATAGAAGATATAGCAGATTTAAATATTCCAGGTGGATCTACTATATATGGAAGATTCCCTATAATTAGTTTAGTATCAGGTGCTGTTATTGCTTGTAAAAGTTATAGTTGGGCAACAACTTCCTAATAGTGGTGGGTAATTAATCTGAAAAATTAAAATAAATATTAATAAATAAATAAATAAAATTATGTCAAAGTATAGAAACCCAATTGGAGGAAATGGTAAAAGAACTACTAACCTCTTTTATAGATCAGGGATAAGTTCCCTGTTAAGCAGAATTGAAAAATTAGAAAATCAAGTATTTTGTTGTGGAGATGATGGTATGCTAAATAATATAACAGGCGTAACAGCTGATAGAACTTTAGGACTAGACGATTCAGGAGGAACATTTGTTTTATCTGGATCTGCTATTACAGTTACTTTACCTAGCGCAGCTGCAGCAAATAAAGGAATGGGTGTAGAAATTATCTCAGGTGATGATAGCGAACATGTAATTACAAGCGGTACTTCCGATATTCACGGTAATTTAATTAGTGCTGGAGGTGCAGAAACTGTAGCTATTACAAGTGAAGAAGGAGTTACTTCTTTAACTTTATCTGCAGGAGAAATTGGTGATAGATTCACTTTACAAAGCGATGGTACATACTGGTATGTACAAGGTGTAACTAATGCTGCTGTAACTGGAGCTTAATAAAATTTGAAATTCTGAATTTTTTTATTATTTTTGTGGCGATTAATCAAATAAATTCCACATGGACAACGTAAAAAAGTTAAGAGAACACCTGCTAATAAAGGGCAGGGACAAAAGTTACAATGAGTTGGCTGAGCTTTATCAGATTAAAGATAAGGCTGGGCACATCTCAGGAGAAAGAGTAAGAGGAATGTGGAGACGATTAAAAGTCTCTAGAGACCCCTCTTCAGATAAGAACCTTCCAAAGGTTGTTAATGAAAACGGTAAGAAGTTTATCGATTATTCTGGATCTGAAATTACAACCTTAGAAGACTTGGTTGATACTGTTGGTGTCAATCTTGACTTCTGGGATGTTAAAAGTTTTAGGGCTTCGACCTGGCAAGACTTTAACGGAGATACGAAGTATGCAGTAAGAGCATCTTTTGATCAAAGTAAAGGGGCTAGAGACAAAGTACGTGAAGAGTTTATAAGAGATGTTATTAAACATGCTCCTAAATACAAACCCGTAAAGTACCCTAAAGCTAAAAGTAAAGAGAAGGTTGCGTATGAAGTTAACTTACCAGATTTACATTTAGGTAAGTTAAGTTGGGGAAAGGAAGTAGGACATAAGTATGATGTTAATATAGCTAAAGATATTTATGTTCAAACAATTGATAGATTGTTGGCGTATTCTCAGAACTTTCATATAGATAAGATAATCTTTCCAATAGGAAATGATTTGCTTAACTCGGAAGGTTTGACAAGTGCTACAACAAAGGGAACACCTCAACAAGATGATGTAAGATGGCAACGATCCTTTACGATGTGTAGGGAGATGCTTGTAGAAGTAATTGATAACTTAAGATTAGTAGCACCTGTAGAGGTAATAATAGTTCCAGGTAATCATGACTACGAGCGGATGTTTTACATAGGTGATGCTATATATGCTTGGTATCATAACTGTAATGAGGTAGAAGTAGACAATAGTCCTTCACCAAGAAAGTATACGACTTATGGAGTAAACTTGATTGGACTCACACATGGTTCTAGCGAGAAGCAAGCTGATCTACCTTTGATCATGGCTTCGGAAAGACCAGAGTTATGGGCGAAAGCAACTCATACTGAGTGGCATATAGGTCATCTACATAAAGCCAAATCTATGAACTGGGTAGATATAGATGAGAGGTTTGGTACGATAATAAGGATATTACCTTCGTTATCTGGAACAGATGCATGGCATCATGAGAAAGGATTCGTAGGTAATACAAGGGCCGCTCAAGCTTATGCTTGGGGAAAAGAAACTGGATATAAAGGTCACTTCCAGGTAAATATAAATGAATTAAAAATAAACTAAGATGGCGACATTAACAACAACAGTAGGACTAACCAGCACGGATCTATTTGGTGATAATCTGAGCTTAACTGCTTCTGGAAGTATTACTATCTCTGGTGCTAGTAATGCATTACAAAACCATTCTATTACAACAGCAAATTATGTTTTAAATCCTGTAGCAGTACAGGCTGATAGTAGAGGTTATTTGTTTGTTAGACATAGAGGTGGCGATACAGAAGATCAACTCCTTAAAATAGTAGTTACAAGTACTGTATTTGGGACTATGGCTTCTGGAGAAGTAGCATTGATCCCATTAGGAGATAGAAGTGGTACTATAACTTATTCAGCTATAGCCTCAGCAGGTACGTGTGAAGTAGAATTCGGTGTATTTGAAGTTACAAATACATAATAATTAATAATTTAAAATAATAATAAGATGGCAAGAACAGCAACAATGAACTGTACAGTCAATTTAAGCAGTACAGATATGTTCTCTGATACTATGGTTATCTCTGCGTCTTCTGGTATTAGTATGGATGGTGAACATAAAGCTATGGGAACTGTACAATTAGACAGCACACTTACACATGATACAGACGTTGCAGGTGCTGTACAAATTACTGGAGGAGGACTTACTGCTACTGGTGATGGTAGTACTGTAGGTATTCCTATAAATACTAGAGCTTATGTGTTTTTACATAATATAAGTGGAGCAATTACTCATTTGAGACAAGAAGATCAAGATTCGGATGATACTGTAGGTAATACAATAGCTAGTGTAAAAGCAGGAGAGATGGCGTTAATTCCTTATAATGCAACTAATTTCGATTCAAATAATCGTACTCATTTGTATTTACAAGTATCAGGAACTAGTGTTAAATCTATAGTAAGATATGTGATAGCAGAATTATCCGCATAGTCATGGCTAAGTGTATACATGGAGAAGAATCTCTTTCTTGTATTTATTGTAAAATAGAAAGAGATAAACAACAATTTGGTAATCAGTATTCTGATCAGGTAGGTACATCTCTTAAAGGAAAAAGAGTATCTAAGATAAATTATAATCCAGAAGACTATGATTTATTAGGAGATGCAATAAAGCAAGATGAAATGGCTAAAGAGTTTGTACTTAAAAGTTTTCCTGTAGAGTACAAATCTGAGGACGAAGATGAGTAAATATGTAAAACTATATTCACCAGGTACTGTTTTAACAGGTAGTGCTTTTAAAATATATTTAATGCAAAGAGATGTAGAAGAAATTGATATTCCAAGTGGTTTTGAAATAGGAAAGATTAAAATTCAAGGAACTGGTTCTGCATTTGATACTCAATTATCTGTTGGTGGTTCAGTAATAATAGGAAGTATAGGTGGAACACAAGAAGTAACAATTGGGACTAAAACAGTTGATGTACCAAATAGAAGAATAAAATATACAGTTGATAGTATAACTAGTGCTACAGAGTTTATAACTAAATCATTTCATACATCTAAAAACGATGTTGATTCAACAACTACTGATGCTGTATATGATAAAAAAGGAAAGGTTATAAGTTTTGATATAAGATTTCCTCATGAAGCAGGAATGATAATTGATGATGAAGAAACTGTTTATTATGGTAATACATATACATCAGCTTATACAGTAACAGGTAGTTCATATATTAATATAGATGATATTATTAATTACAGAGAGGATCCAAATGATAGCAGTAAAATGATTGTTATTCTTAAAAATACAATAGATCCTATTTGGTTTCATAATCAAATAGAAGAATTAGATTTCATATTAAATCCAGATAGTGGAGCTGGATATGATCTATTTAAACCGAATTTAGAATTACTTGATACTAGTAGTAGTGAAGGTAAGGTTGATAGAAGACGTACTACTAATCGAGCAACTAGTTATTAATGTTATTAGTAAAAGAAGCCATAGCGAGAGTTAAAGCTCTTTATAATAAAGGGAAAGATTCAGATGATTCTAGATTATCTGATAGACATATTTATGCTAAATTAGCATCTGCTAGATCATTACTTGTTAAAAGAGAAATAGATAAAAACCGAAC